TTTGTTTGCTAAAATATAACCAAATAACGTGGATAATGCCCCACCTAAACTATGACCGGTTACATATATATCATAATCTGGGTGTTCGCATAATATAGACTGGATTGACTCTATTAATTCATCACATACATTATTAGTTGTTAATTGTGTATAGAACCCACTATGTACGTAAATATCGTCTTTTAATTTATGTTTGAATACCATAAAATCGTAATACCAATCTGATAATGATTCACTTCCACGGAATACTACTGATATTCGCTTCTTTCCTTTACTTACAGCAATACCTACTTGTATATCAGTTGTGGGGTCATTTATGAATTTATATATTTTCCCGGTGGGAACATTCAATGCTATTTCTTCTAAAACGTGCTTTCTATGTTCGTCCATTTCTATCTTGTCAAATTCACCTTTTGTTTTCATACTGGCTACAAACGTCTCAATATCTTCATCATTATTCTTAACTTGAAAGTTATCTCCATAATTATATACTAATAGTGTCACTCGCAATAAGTCCATCATTATGTGATGTGATATGGTAGTTACCTCAGTTTTATTTGAATCAATAACATCTTTTTCGGAATTAGACATTATATATAATCATATATACTTTTGAATTTACACAGAAATTATTTTGTGATTTATGATTGTTACCTTCCCCAATATGTTTGTTTTTTCTACGTATTTAACATATGTATGCACCACATCTACATTTTTTTGGGATTTGTATTTTGAATTTTCTTTACATACTAACGCACCTTGGGTTATAATCTGACGTAGTTGTTTTTTTGTTAAATTGATATCTGTCGGCATTTTTGCGATAACATGTCCGGATGGTTCTCCGTCTATATGAAACCATATATCATTTTCATTTGCGTCATCAATGATTGTAAAATTTTCACTTGCTGATTTTCCGATAACGTATTCGATACCTTGTTCCAACGCAGCAATCAGTCTAGTTATAGATTTCATAATAAATATTTATGTGTTTATTTACATTACATAAATATCAATTTTACTTGTATAGTTTAAAATTCAGGTTCATGCTTTTTGAACAAACAACCTTGTTTTTGTAAATTTGGTATGTGAGTTATTATATCCGGGTCTTGTAATGTAGATATATCTAACCAAATCTTTATGATACAAAAGTTTTTTTTTGGCGAAACTGTTATTCCATTCATATGTTTACTATATGATGGTTTATTCGTAAGAGTTTCTCCTGTAATTAAATAAAATAATTGTTTCCATACATCAGGTACCATTTTATTTGCTATTTTATAAGAAAAACATCCTCCATTCCGATTACGTGGGTCCTCCCACATGGGCGTAATACCTTCCCGCATTACAAACAACATACAGTTTTTAATAACATTATCATGAATATGATCGTTCAATGCTATTACTTTCTCGGCAGTATCAATATTCTTCATAATTACCGAATAACTTGAAACATCCCAATTTTTATCTTGTGGTAAATGGTAATATAATTTCCATTTATCATTCAGCGCATGTTGTTGGGATTGAATACTCACTGTATCCATTATGTACGCCCGTAATATATCATGATAAAATACCTTTATATTTATTCTTATTCTTATTTTTATTATATTTATTCTTATTCTTATTATTCATTTCTTATCACCTCGTATGTTTTTTCTTTTATCAAAATATATTCGTTAAATTTCAACGACAACATCTTGATACTATTGTCCATTAGTTTTAAAATATACTTATCATCAAATATATATTCATCTGATTGATATTCTAAATACCGCTTAATAAATAAGGGAGATAAAATGATATTATTGACAAAATACGCATTCTTGGGAATATTTATTACGATTTTATTGGGCATATTCGGATGCGTATAGTCAATCGTAAGAAATGTAACCTTTGATTGTATGTTTGAGTATAATTGTTCGTCATTATTCATTATTAAATCTTTATTATACGTTTTATTGAATAAAATATCACCGACTTTCAGCGTAACCATTGTCTCTGTTATGTTATCTCCCATAGAGATTGACCTTGCGGTTTCAGTTAAATGCTGTAAACATTTGTTATAGTACTGGATTTTACTTGTATCGTCTCTGATATGTGGTCTGATATATTGATAATTTTCTAAATATACATATGTGTTTCCCGAAAAATATTCAGTATTGTTTGCAAATAATATTGAGATACATACCCAATTTGTGTCAATTGGTTCAATCCGATGTTTATTATATCTTGCGATTATGGATTTAATAGTATATGATGTTGTATCTACCGTATTTTTTATAATAGTATAATTATTGTACAAATATGAACCCCATTTAGCTAATTTAGTCTTTATATCAATATAAGTTATAAAGGCGGTTGTTGCTATTGAATTGAAATTAATGTTTACTAATTCGTTTGTTACGAGCATTGTTGATTCTATTAAGTACTCTATATTCACAAATAATACCGCACTTAATATGTGATATGTATTAACGAACCAATCCATCGGTAGAATATAATAATCAAATATATTTATATTCTTCTTCAATAATAAATAATAAAGATGAAATTATAATATATCCATAATATTTAACTATGGTGAGAACTATTAAAGGATTGTTTATATTTCACCGCGATTTGCGTATTATTGACAATATAGCATTAAATCGAGCTGGTGAACTTTGTGACGAGTTGTATACTTGCTTTATATTTACACCCGAACAGGTTACATCGCAGAACAAATATAAATCTAATAACTCCGTTCAATTTATGATTGAAAGTCTAAGTGAACTCCAATCAGATATTAAAAATAAAAAAGGTGAATTGATGTGTTTCTATGGTAATCAAAATACTGTTCTAGAATATCTTGTTGATATAATTAAACCAACTACCATCTTTTTTAATCGTGATTATACGCCTTATGCTATTAAACGTGGTGATGACACCAATAAATTATGCGACAAACATAATATTTTTTGTCAAACATATTCAGATTATTATTTATATGAACCCGGCAGTATACTAGTAGACAGTACTCGAAGTGCGTATAAAAAGTATACCCCCTTTTATAATGCGGTTATAGATAAACCTGTAAATAAACCGGTAAAAAAACGTATATTCCCATTTTCTATATTAGATAAAGAACTGAATTATAAAATTACATTAAATGACGCTATGAAAAGGTTTGTAACTATGAATTCAGATATATTAGTACATGGTGGTAGTAAACAGGCGAAACTTCGATTAACCATAGCATTACGCGACCAAGAAAAATATGATGTAAATCGTGACTTTTTTAAATATAAAACTACGCATTTATCCGCATATATTAAATTCGGGTGTATATCAATTCGCGATGTATATTATGCAGTTAAAAATATGTTTGGATTAAAACATGGGATAATACGTGAATTAATATGGAGGGAATTTTTCGCACATGTGTTGTACGCATATCCAGAAGTGGTGGGTCAGTCGTATCAAATGAAATATCGTTCTTTAAAATGGAATAACAGTGAAACACATATTGAAAAATGGAAAAACGGTCTGACCGGCTTTCCTATTGTTGATGCGTGTATGCGTGAAATGAATACGACCGGATATATGCATAATAGAGGACGTATGACTACAGCCAGTTTTCTAATAAAAACTTTATTGATAGATTGGCGTATTGGAGAACAATATTTCGCACAAAAACTAACTGATTATGATATAGCATCTAACAATGGTAATTGGCAAGGTATAAGCGGCACGGGTGTAGATATGAAACCATATTTTAGGGATATGAATCCTTGGATACAAAGTCATAAGTTTGATATTAATGCCGAATATATAAAAAAATGGGTTCCAGAATTAAAATATGTGGACGTATATGATATTCATAATTGGCATGAAAAACATGATGACACTAAATATATAAATATTAAATACCCAAAACCGATTGTTGATTATTTCAAACAAAAAGAACGTATGTTAGATATGTACCAGAAGGCCAACTAATATGCTTACTTTATGTACTTCAAAATTTGTGTAATATAAATTTATTACACAAAACTAACTATGTACGTTATGTGGATATACATCGTATCCATTTATATGCGTATACTATGATTTACGTGATTAGATGTCTAAGGAGATTGTATTTTTATTTGATGTGTTCTTTTTACGAGAGCGCTTTGGTAGGTTAGTATTTTGCATATCCTTTAATGATGAAATCGAAATAACAGAGTCCTCATCAACGGATTGTGACGGGACGGTTTCGTGAATATTCACAGTTCTTGTTTTTAATCCAGCTAATATATTATCAATATCACTTGATTGTGGACCCTTCATTTCTTGACGTTGGACTTGGGGTCTAATACTTCTAATTGGCTCGTTTATATTTTGTTGTGGGTTCATATCAACTCCTTGTTCTCGGAACATAGCACCTCTGCTAGCATTGATATCGGGTCTATTTGAAGGTGCTTCGCTAGTGTAATTCATACCGGGTCTGGCTTGTGGGGGAAGATTCTGAGTTTTCACCGGAGCAGGAGGAGGAGGACCCCTGGGTTTATTTTCAGTTTCCTTCATAAAATTACTAGCCATTGCAAATCCAGGAGATTCTTGACTCATACTGCTGACAGTTGCGTTAGTAAACATTTTCATCAGCTCCGGACTCTGTTTGATAACATCATTAAACGCAGGAGCAGCACTAGATAACGCTTTATTTGAGAAGTTTAATACAGCTCCGCTAAATCCAACACGTAGCAGAAGGGAAATTTCAGGAGCCAACTTTCCGCCCTTGTATTTATCATGTAATTCACTGAATATTTCTTCGTAACTATCAATATCTTCGTTGATTTGCTCTCCCCATCCGTCTAGATTCAGGTCGAACGGATTGAAGGCTGTATTAGCGTATTCTAGAGAATTAATGAATGTCATAAACCACCATCCTTGTAATTTTATGCTATCTTTTTTTCGTTTATCTTCTAAAGCAGTTTCATATTCGTCTTCGATTTCATCATAATCAGAGTCCAATGTAAAATGCGATGTGTGCTTTATTAGTCCTTTCTCGTACCAATCTTCCAACTTTTTAATCATCGCGCGCTTCTTTCTACGTTTTTCACGTTCATTCATTGTAGAACTAACACGAATCTCGTCATTTAGTGGCATTTCACCCATCTTTGAGAAGCCATCCCATGTTTTTGCTGTTCCAATACTCTCTCGGGTAGCTTGTCCCAAGTTAGAGTCGTTATACTCTTCATGTCGTGCGGTACGAACTGGTTCTTCGTCTGACTTACCAAAACCAAATAAATTAGACGCCATTCCAGAAAAAGACCGAGTGTTTCCGTTGTTTTGAGGCGGAGTATTCCGACCCGATAGTTCGTTCAGTTCATCTTCCAAATTATCTAATTCTCCTAAATTTAAATCTACTTTTGACGATATTTTATTTTCATTCATTAATAATTCTATACCTGACCCGAAATTCGCGCCTGTTCTTGATGATTCATGCATGGGCAAATCGTTAATTTCATTAAGGGCACCTAAATCTATAACTTCCATTCTAATATGATAATTATACACTATTTATTTTTAAATCCTCCGCAAACATTATTATATTTTTATGTTTTAAATACCAGATTCCTTGTAAGAATGAGTCTGCGAGGTCATCCTTTTTCTTAGTGTTTAGTGAATCTATCCATTTATTTAAATTATTATTTGCGTTTAACATAAGAGAACAATAATATACCCCGTCTTTCTTGTGTTTCTTATAATCAGCGTTAAATTTCGGCTTATTTTCAGTTGTATCGGCACAATGTTCTCTATCATCTATTTTTAATTCAGTAAATTGTTTTAATTTATGTGATGATGATACAAATTCTATGTTTATATTTTCATTTAACATTATAAAATACTGTGCTAACATACCCTGGACTGTCTTCATACGAGTTGCTATTGGGGAAATTTGGTTCTCTATAACCGCATGCTGTATTTCATGAATATTTTCAATATTATTCAGCTGTTCTTTCATTTTTCTACCAACACTAATCAAATCAGTCTCGCCGGCTGTTCGCTTTTTAGAGCTTACAATTAATTCAAAACAATGTGTTTTATAAAATTCTATTGCTATATTGAGAACTTCTACTTTTTTTAATTTATTAAGGTTATCTATATTTAAAAATATGAGATTTTTATTGCCTTGTTGTATAAGAGCTTCTAATTTTAATTTTTTTAAAGATGGAATAGACATAGCCTTTGTTGGAATAATATATTGAGAACATTCCTTCGCATGTTTTTCACAATAATATTTATTATTTTTATGATATTTTGCCTTTTTCGTACACTCTTTTGGGGGAGTTTTTTTTGTCTTTGTCTGATTCATACATTCACAATTATGCGTAATGTTCTCGTCATCCATCATATTTAAAACTCCCCAATTATTAATGAAAACACCATCGATTGTATGCTCCAAAATACAATACGCCATGTTCTTTATTCCAACATCAAAACTAATAAGTTTCATAACACTGTAATAGTATAAATATCAGAATTTATATTATTTTATTGCTAAGTTATAATATTATTATTTAGTTATTGCGAACGGATGTTTGTGCGATAACTGGAGCAACCTTACGCGATGCCAATTGCTCTTTACTTAAATACAAATCCTTTAAATCACTCGATGAATACCCAAATGGTTTTGAGTTATCTAAATTTGATGAATATATATAAGGAGTATTGTGAAAACCTTTGACCTCATTTGTTTGGATACTTGGAATATCAATCGGACGTTTATAATACCCGGTATCATTTGATGACTCGCGAAAATTATATTCCATAATCTTCTGTGCGTTTTCAGTTAAGTATTTACGATATTCCCAGTTTGATTTAATTCCTGAACGTTCTACTAAATCTGCGTTTATGCTGGATTCGGGTTGCCAGGTTGCGGTAATAGAGCGTCCATCATTCATTAGTGGTGGAAATCCAGGATATTTATTATTTGCGTGATACCCTCTGGCTGATTCAGGTACAGTCTCTTTAATTACAGGATAAGCACAATCTACGCTTTGAAACATATTTGATGAACGTGAAAACATTATAATATACTAAAGACCTATATATTATAATTGTGAAATTATTTTTTTTACATTTATGCTGATGGCTCAAGTAATTTTAATAAATCCACCTTCTTCAATTTATTTGTATCACTCGCATATCCCTTCTCAATTACCAATGCTTTCAATGCGTTTAAATTCATTTTACGATAGATATCCATATTAGATTGTTGTAGTTCAAAAACATTATTCTCTAAAGTGGGTTCTAGTTTTTCAACATGTAAATTATCTACCTTTTCTGTGTCTAAACCATCTTGTATATCAGGGTCTTCCTCATCCAAACTATCGTTAGATACTAGATTATCATCATTGGTTGTAATATCCGCGTCAATCTCATGCATTTCTACATTGATTACCTTTACCGACATATCATCGTCAAAACTTTCGGGTAAAATTATATCCTCGTCATCAGAACCCTCATCATCATCGTCATCAGACCCCGCATCATCATCGTCATCAGAACCCTCATCATTGTCCTCGTCAGAACTCTCCTCATCATCCTCTTCAGAACCCTCATATTCACTTTCGGATACCACTAACTTTGGTAGCTCTTGTCTTTCAAAATATGACGTATCTGGTTTGAATATTACATTATCCGGAAATTCATGATGTGTCACTAAACTACTACGATTATTCATTTCTTTTACAATATTGTTAATAATATCGAACATTGCGTCACATCTATTTTCCATTGACGTCATCTTTTGTCTAAAATGATAAACTAAGAATAATATTAAAACAAACGTTATAGCCAAACTTACAAAAAAGAACATTTCTAGCATATTAAACAATCCCATTTACATTAAACCAATATTATATAAAAAGAAAGCAAACGAACTCGTTAAATAAAATATTTTTGTATATTATATTAAAATAATATGGATTCTATGTCCGATTCCACTAAATTTATTGCTCCCGAAGGAAGTAATAAAAATTACATAATTGTAATTTTGTCAGTTCTATTAATTCTATCTCTTTTAGGAGTAAATTTATTCATTATTGTTGGTAATTTCGTCCAAGTTCTTGTCAGTCTTTTCAAACCTCTTGTTTATCAAATATTAGCTATTTTTGGATACACAGCAGGAACATTAATTAATAAAACAGCTGATATTACATCGGATGTCGCCCGTACAGGCGTTGATATTGCTGAAGGAACCGTACAATCCGTCGGTAATCTATTAAAAAATGCTAGCAAATCAGCTGTAAATAGTGAAACAAAACGGGATTTAGATATAGTAATATCTGAACCCAAAGCTGATACATCAGAAAGTCCTATACAAAAATCTACATCCGGTGTGAAATCAGCATGGTGTTTAGTTGGAGAACATAATGGTAGAAGAGGATGTGTTGAAGTTAACGATGCTTCAAAATGCTTGTCTGGAAACGTATTTCCTAATGCTGAAATGTGTTTAAATCCAGCGTTTTCTCCTAACATGCAGCCAAAAATTAAGACTCCTCCGCATCCATTAAAGAGTATAAAGAGTAATCCTGACCGTAGCACTTGGTAATCTCAATGATATTTTACTAGTTATGATAAGTAGTATTATGATAACTAATAACAATTACATGCTATCAATAGTAAAAGATGTATATAGTTGTGTACTGGGTTCTGTTAATAAAAGACAATTTGATACATCGGAATTAATTGTTTCAGATACATTCATTAATATCCCATAACTAATGTCATATTCTACATTAAATGTACTGGTTACATCAATATCCCCGACATTGATACCAAATCTTGGTTTTACATAGAACTCATATACATATCCGGGTTCAGTATATAAAGTTATGTTTGATATATTCAGTTTGCCAGCATACAATGATGCTTCAAAATAGTCCGCATTGTTTGATATGTCGAATGAAAATGAGGTAATGTTTGATACGTCAGAACTATACGAAATAATAGGTGAAACATATTGAACCGCAATGTCATTATATTTTACAACAAATTCAAACGGTGTTTCCGGGTCCAATGTTATCGATATATCCTTATAATCATACACATTATCAATATTATTTATTTTTTTACCAATTACATTAAATCCAATCGGTACAGTTATATTGTACGTATTTCGTGACGAAGTAACTAAATCAGTTATATTTAACATAAGTAATCTATTCAGTTCGTCATCATTGAAAAAAGTATTATTATCAACAACTATAGTCTTTGTTTTGTCCTCTATAGTTGTCTCGGTTATACCAGCAGACTCAGTATTTTTCACATAGTTATACACAGGTACATTATTATCAAGGTATAAATAAGTAACCGGACCAGGTATGCCTGAAGAACTAGTAGGTGTATATATTATTTCATCTGTCGGGCAAATAACATTATTTACTACTCTATTTAATTCTATACGGTTTCTACCTCTTATCGTTTGTGAATATAACTCTTTTTTAGTTAGGGAATTTGTTTTACTGCTTTGTTTATTTCCCGCATATTTCAAGATTTCGACTTTTCGTCTCATATCTAGTTGTGATTGAGTGTACCCTTGTAAATAAGGAGACGTGTCTAAAATTTCAGTTCGTGGAGGCGCGACTGTAAATAACATTTGTTTTTTCCTTTGATTACAAATAGTATCTAAAGACGCATTTATAGTTGTCATAGTATATTATAATAGTTAGATTATACTATGAAATTTTTTACATCAGAACATCAATATTTCGACGCATACCAATAATTAGACAAATATGAAAAGCTATTCGGGATGTTTGTGTCATTAATTGTAGTTAGATTCGGTCCACTTGATACGATTTTATTAATTTCAAACACATTTAATGCACGGTCATAATATCTCAACGCAGATAATTTACCAATGAACCCGCCATTCTGACCTATATAAATATTACCATAATTCTGTTTAGGTGTATTTACTAATTCAAGTCGACTTGCGATTATACCATTTACATAAACATCTATTTTGGTATTCATCGCGCGTATAGCAACATGTACCCATTTCTTTAGTGGGATATTATCTACGTTTATTACCGTATTTGTATCATTCTTATCTGCTGTATCCATAATAATATGTAATTTATTAGTCATTGGAGATATATACATACCGGGGGCGTTATTCACTGACGATATATTAGTAACTGGGTCAAAGTCACCGTCTCCTTTACTGAATACGTGTTGATATTTGTTGCTATCCTTACCCAAGTCATTAATGTATATCCAAGTCGACCAAGTGAATTCTAACCCTTCTGATTCATTATTTGACCTATATATGGTTTTACTCTCCGAATTTTTAGGGTCTTGTGTAACTATCATTTGAACCGACCCATCAATCATACCATTAATTATAAAGGGTGATTTAGATGGTGTAGTGAAATAATTAATAATACTTATACCTAAATTCATAAGAAATAAAAATACAATTAATACTAAAATAATAAATGCGAATTTTGCGATAATAGTGTTAGAATATAAAAATCCGGTCGTAGCACCTACACCAACAGCCGCTTCAGTTGAAAATGTGTCAAACTTGTCAGTTAGAGTATTTTTTGCGGTTTCATATCCACTACTAATACTCTGAATACCTTGACTTATATTAGAATTAGTGGTGCTTCCAGGCAGGGAATTCATATTGTTTTATATACTATAGATTAGATATAGAAAACAATATAATATTTTTATAGTAATGAGAATTTTTTGACTTCTTCTTTATTTTGTAATATAGACAAGTCAATACCTATATCATTTAATGCGGAAGCCATTTTACTAGAACCATTTCCTTTCATATAATTATCCCATGCGGTTGTTGGGTCAACCGGTTCAGTCCAACGTTTGAGTAAAGTTGCATATGCATCAAAATTACTAATATCCTTATTCCCTAAATATAACGGGACCTCTTTACCAGGAGGCATTATGGGTGAAACTCCTGATTGGTTCTCGTTTTGCTTATAAAAACGCTGAGAACGTACTAATTTACCATCAAGATATGCGTCTGCAAACTGATTATCCATACTAATGGTAATATTTACCCATTTTTGAAGCGGAAAGTTATTTGTGATTAACATTGTTTCATCACTATTATCATTCATGTGAACATCCAACTTTAATGTCGGAGAAGACTTATCTAAATACAATTTAAATTGATTATCTCTCGATAAAATAGTTTTATTTACGTTATTATCCCATGTATTTACATACAACCATACAGAATGTCCGTAACGTGTATTATTCGGACGAGTAATAGCAGCTATTGGGGGAATTGCTGTAGATAGGTTAGCGGTTTGTACTAATTCAGTAGAACCATCAGTGAAATATGCGTATAATACATATACTAAAACTAATATTACTACTATCAAAATAATAGTGATTGTATCCATTATATACTTTGTATCTATAAATTATTTACAGGAGGATTCTTTTTCATCAATAAATTATACGAGTTTGCTATTTGAGAACGAGTTTGTGTACCAATGTAATAGTGTATATTACTGATAGCGCCATCTAACCCATCATTTGAACCAATCACAATTAAATCATCGGCAGAATATAACGGACGCGCATTATGTTCGAACCTGAATGTTTTTTCTAAATTACCATTTACAAATAAATCAACCGAATTTGAAGTATAATTAAAGACAATTTGATTCCATTTCTGAACGTCTATTTCTACATTATAACTTTTATTATTACCATTACCTACATTTGTAAAATATACCTTTAATACGTCCTTCTTATTATGTTCGTCCTTTTTTATGTAAGTTATTTTTGGAACACCGTTACCGTAATTGAATATAGGGGTTTCTTTTGCATATGGTAGTTTACTATCAGAATGGTTGTTTAACATTATCCACATTGATAAACTATAATTACTACGATATACAACCGGTGAGTTTATAGAATCTCCTTTTTTTGTTAATTTTAAGTCATAACTACTTGCGATTGGTTTTTCGATATCTAAAAATGCGCTTCCCTCTAATAATGGAATACCTTGTTTTAATGATAGTTTCGACACAATTTTCGGGATATAATTATACAGGAATATTAGTACTATCTCCGTAAGAAATAGATAGTAAACTACATTGGTTGTTAGTTCTAGTTCTCGCTTTATATAATTATAAAAGTCCAAAATAAGACAAGGTATATAGAATATAAGATGAACGAAAAATCCTCCCCAACCTTCTTGTGTTTTCAAATAATTGCTATAAAAATAAAATACAATTGCTAGTCCTATTAACATACTTCCGGTTACGATTCCGGCTAATATATAATTCAATATATCACTTGTCGCATCATTCATACTTGAATAAAAGTAAAATACCGTTCCAAATAGTGTTACAACAGTGCCAATAATCAAACCAACATAATATGTATTATTGATTGATTCTTTACCTAAAAAAACCGTAGGTATTAAAACCAATAATCCTAATATTAATGGAAATAGATACGACTTATAATGCGTAGATAACGCTCGTGAATCTTCCGAAGATTGTGTTAAAGTCACTATAAAATAAATTATAAATAAGAATGTTAACACATATTTCATTATTGTATACCAATTATCTTTGTTTAAAATACCGATTCCATTCAGTATTTCCATTTTTATTATATATTTGTCGCATATAATAAAATTTACTGATTATAGGTTTTCCATGGTCGTTTTTTTACCATGACATTCACGACATAAAGCAACTAAATTATCTACATGATTACTTCCACCATATTCTAGTCTAAGTACATGGTCTACTTCAAACCAAGCAGTCAGTTGATTTTTACAATCTCCACACGTCCATCCTTGCCGAGATGCTACAAATTTCTTCTTTGTTTCACTCACAGAACGTTTTGTAGATTGTTTACCTGAACTCATTATTCTATCCTCCGCAACTTGTGATGTATTTGATAACGATAAAATGGGTTGATTATTGTCTGAAATAAAACCTTGTTTTGTAGTAAAATCTAATATAGGGGAAATAATATTTGATGTATTTTTATCAATAGGAAGATATTTGATATAATCATTAGAGGTTGTTATTATTTCTTTTGCTCGCAATGGGTTCTTTTTTATTAAGATATAGAACATTAACGCACCAAATGCTATACCCGCCATTTGATAATATTTCTTCCACGATAATACCATATTCATATACTTACCATCAGTGTATATGTTTGCCATAAAAAACCCGGCAACTAATAATATCACTAATTCAAATCTCATTATTATATTCTTCTTATATTGTGCTTATAAATTTTCATTGTCCGGTTATTCATAATATACGTAAATCAAGAAAACACATAATAATATTAATGCTAAATGGATATAATGCTTTTTTAAATTTAGTTTTTCACTTATATAAACCGGTTTTGGTTTATACTCGCTACGATATTTTTCAAGAGCCATTGGTAATGACATTTCTTCCTTCCCTAATAACACATTAAACTTATTATGAATAAAATGCATCCATCTTACAAATGAATCACGATTATCTAAATAGGGCGATACAGGATACTTATCTAACATTTCACTAAATTTATTTCCCATTTCTTGTATCGGTATAAACAGCGGTATATTTTGAATAAGGTCGTAATATTTCCTTTTTGTTACATCATTCGGATTTTTTGGATAAGATTCTGCTATTGTATGTAAAAAAAACCAATAATGGGGTCCCCATACATCCGGATTAAATATCATATGTATATAGAGCATCACAGATTTATTTTTTGTTATTTACACAAACATTTTATGAAAAAGGGTGTAAAGGGTAACTTCCATATATGTTCAGATATATGACAGATAATTATTGCAATAATTGTGGAAAACACGGTCACAACTATAATCAATGTAAATTGCCTATAACTAGTCTAGGAGCGATAGCATTCCGATATCACAACAATAATATCGAATATTTAATGATACGCCGTAAAGATACATTAGGGTTTATTGATTTTATACGTGGTAAATATTCTACAACTAATAAAGATTATCTTATGAATATGATTAAACAGATGACGATTGACGAAAAACATCAACTTTTGAATAACTCATTCGACCAAATATGGTCAAATATTTGGGGTAATGCAAACATATCGAATCAATACAAAACTGAAGAGAACTCATCTAAAATTAAATTTAATCAATTACGAAATGGAATACATTATAAAAATCAAGTATTTACATTGAATGATATTGTCACCGAAAGTTTCAAATATACTCATTGGGACGAACCTGAATGGGGATTTCCAAAAGGAAGACGCAATTTTAATGAAGCCGATTTAAATTGTGCTTTAAGAGAATTTACTGAAGAAACAGGGTTTAATATGAATAGTTTAAAACTTATCGAAAATATTTATCCATTTGAAGAAAATTTTACAGGTTCAAATTATAAATCGTATAAACATCGTTACTTTATTACATATATGGAATATAAAGATACTACCAATATGAATAATTATGAAGCCACTGAAGTTAGTCAAATGGAATGGAAAACATATGACGATTGTTTGATAGCCATACGAAATTATAATTTAGAAAAACAAAATATGCTTACTAAAATACATAATATGCTCTTAAAATACAAACTGAGATTACCTTGTTAAAATATATAGTAAAATTATATATATATATTTTAAAGTATCACTTTATTATGAATCACACTGAGAAAATCAAGACCTTACCTAAAAATAGTACACGTAAACGATGTCCTACTGGTGAGCGATGGGATAAAAAGGAAAATAAATGTAAATCTATTATTGATATTCAGGTAGTACCTAAACGGGCATTTTTAGGTTGTTCCAAAGACTATATTCCTACTACTTCTACTGAAATTCAAAGAATGAATGACTTAAAGGAACTGTTAAAAACACGTAAAATAAGTACTACTGATTTACGAAATATGGTTTCTGACTTAATCGGTGAAGAACGAGGTATTAACAAAAATCAAATATTAGGGGCTAGACTTTCTGATGAATTAATACGGTTAATCATATGTTTAGAAGGTAACGTTCGTTCTAATAGTGAGATTATGTCTAAGACAGAATCTAAGAGTGTTGACAAATCTCAGGTCGAATCTCCAGTAAAACCGCAGGTCGAATCTCCAGTAAAATCTCAGGTCGAATCTCCAGTGAAATCTCCAGTCGAATCGGAGGAAGACAATGTTGATACAAATATTAAATTAAAACCTGAAGAACAAATTTTACAGAATAATATAGGGATAGAACCCGCAGATATAGATTCAAAAGAACACAATCAATATTTATTTAATAAAGAAAAGTTAGAATATACACATAGTACGGAAACTACCTCATATGATTTTTTGTATCCAGATTTAAATGACCCAAACTTTAATACCAAAATCGCCTCGCGGAAAGAATTTAATGATACGCAATTCGACGGTAAAATTACAGATATAAAAAAACAAGCAGAATTATTGTGTAAAGCAGATTTTGAACTTCTTCCACATCAAATGTTCGTGAAAAACTTTTTATCATTACAAACCCCGTATAATTCTTTATTATTATACCACGGATTAGGCACAGGCAAGACATGTAGTGCGATTGGTATTGCTGAGGAAATGAGAAGTTTTATGAAACAAGTGGGGATAGCTCAAAAAATACTCATTGTTGCTTCTCCAAACGTCCAAAATAATTTCCGTCTTCAATTATTTGATGAACGAAAACTAAAATTAGATGGAGAACAATGGAACTTGAATACATGCGTAGGTAATTCATTATTAAAGGAGATTAATCCTACCAACTTAAAGGGTATTACAAAAGACAAAATTATTTCTCTTGTTACCTCCGTTATTAATAAATATTACTCTTTTGTCGGATATACTGAACTATCACATTATATACAGAACAAAACTGTACCACCTGATAATGTTAAGTATACAGTAGAACAGCGAAAACAATATAAATTAAATAGAATTCGAAAATACTTTGATAATCGTCTTATTATTATTGATGAAGTACACAATATTCGACAAGGCGATGATAATAAAGATAAAAAGAAAACTTCCTCATTATTATTGAATGTATGTAAATACGCTAATAACCTACGACTACTTCTATTATCTGCTACCCCTATGTATAATAGCCATAAAGAAATTATATGGCTGACTAATCTTATGAACGCTAACGATAATCGCAGTATTATTAATGAAAGCGATATTTTCGACAAAAATGGACTTTTTATCGAGGCATCCGCAGAAACAAATGGTAATACTACTGAAGGAGGTAGAGAACTATTAATGCGTAAATTGACCGGATATGTTTCATTTGTAAGAGGAGAGAACCCATATTCATTCCCATATCGGATTTATCCAGAGATATTCGATAATACACATTCATTAGACCTAACCAGCTATCCTACACGCCAGATGAATAATCGTGAAATAGAAGAACCGTTAAAGCATATACCAGTATATACTAACAAAATAGGGGATTATCAATATAATGGATATAGATATATCATTGATAATATGAAGAACAATTCAAATGTAAATCAAAGTGATAATATTGATAATATTAACCAAATACCCACGTTCGAGAACATGGAATCATTCGGATATACGTATCTGGAACGACCATTGCAATCATTAGATATTGTTTATCCATGTGATGAACTTGATAAAATTATACAAAAGGAACCCATCACTATGAACCCAGAAGATGTTATAAAGCGGATTGTTGGCAAGAATGGATTAAATAACATCATGTCATATAAAACTACAGAGCAGATACGATACAATTTTCAATATAAAGAAAATACACTAGAAAAATATGGACGGGTTTTTAGTCCTGAAAATCTTTCAAAATACAGTGGGAAAATATCATCAATATGCAATACTATTATGAAATCAAAAGGTATTATTATTGTATATTCACAATATATTGACGGGGGAGTAGTTCCTACCGCATTGGCTCTTGAAGAACTTGGATTTACTCGATATGGCAGTTCGTCATTTACTAAGCCACTTTTTGATAAACCGCCTACCGAACCGATTGATTCGATTACAATGAAACCTAAGTCTCAAGTTAAGGAACGATTTAAACAAGCGAAATATGTTATGATTACAGGTGACAAATTGTTCTCGCCTAACAATCTGGATGATATTAAGTATATTACCAATTCAGACAATAAAAATGGAGAAAATGTAAAGGTCATATTAATTACAAAAGCTGCGGCTGAAGGGTTAGATTTTAAAAATGTTCGACAAGTACATATAATGGAACCTTGGTATAATATGAATAGAACCGAACAAATTATCGGACGTGGGGTGCGTAATCTAAGTCATTGTGACCTACCATTCGAAGAACGCAATGTTGAAATATATTTACATACTACAACTCCTACGGATGATGAAGAACCCGCCGATTTATATGTGTATCGTTTTGCTGAAAAAAAATCCGTATTGATTGGTAATGTATCACGTGCAATGAAAGAAATATCGGTTGATTGTCAGTTAAATATAGAACAAACTAATTTTACTATTGATAAGTTAGCACAAATGGTACAAAATCAAAATATAACTATACAATTATCCAGTAATCCTAAAAATAAAATTCCGTTTCAAATAGGAGATAAACCATTCACCCCAATATGTGATTATATGGATAACTGTAACTATCAATGCAGTCCTCGAAATAACATTGATAATACTGATATTGTTAACCATACTTATAGTGAAGATTACGCACGAATCGGATTTTCGGCTATTGTAAAAAGAATTCGACAATTATTCAAAGAACAATTCTTCTACAAACGCAGTGATTTAATTAATTCAATCAACATAATTAAAAAATACCCCAAAGAACAAATCGATTTCGCCATTACTCGTTTTATTGACAATAAAAATGAGCTCATTGTTGATAAATACGGCAGGAATGGTACTCTAATTAACAAAGGTCAATACTATGTTTTCCAACCTATTGAAATTACCGATGAATATGCGTCGTTGATTGAACGTTCAATACCAGTACAGTTTAAACCTACATCAATTGAACTAGAATTACCTATTCAACGTTCTTCCACAAAACAAACGGAGGATAATATAGAACCCACCATTAATACCTACAATGCTATTATACAAACGTTAACGGAAAATATAATCAAAACAATAGATAGTAGTATTATTATTAAATCTGGCGATAACGATTGGTATAAACACATGAATAAAGTATACGATGACCTTCTCAAAAACAAGTTTAATAAAACACAACTAGAAAAATACATTATACACCACTTTTTGGATTCATTATCTATACAAGACAAAGTTACAGTTATTAATTACATATTCCAAAATGATATTGATTTGACAAAAGACGAGTTGGTTATTAAAACATATTTTCAGAATTATACTATTAATGAAGGGAAAGGGATTGTTTTAATCGATGTGCTAAATGCGAAACAACCTTTCCGTATATATATACTGAATACTGACGCTAGTCCGATATGGAATAAGGTTGAAAGTACTGACATTGGAAAATATAAATCTAACTTAAAAGATTTTGTCATAGCTAATGTTTCTACTATTAATACATCTATATTTGGATTTATTGACAGCGACACTAAACAGAATATATATTTAAAACACGAACAACCGGTGAAAAACAACGAAATATTAGTGGGTTTAATTGTAATACCGCTGGTAAAAATGATATTATCAAGAAAATTAACGAATTACCTATTACATTAAAGATTGATTATGACAGTGTTAAGAAACAAGGTATGTGTGTGATTTTTGAACTTATATTCAGAAAACTCGATGAAGATACCTTTAATGGAAAACGATGGTTATTTGATACGGTACTCCGTAATAAAAACATTGATACATTCATCGGTAAAACCAAACCATAAAGATTTCAATATGTGGAAAAATTGAAAATGCATATACTGAAAATTGAAAACCACATAAAAGATAATCTATTCTTATATTAGTAGTTATGAATAAAGAAGATAAAATGCAAAGTATTTATAATCAAGAAATGCTTACTACAAAGGTATTTCTCACAATGGACCAGGTAGGACAAAATATCAAACAAAATTTAGAACGAAATATATCATTCAATATAGAAGGTAAATGTACGCGGGATGGATACATTAAACCGAACTCCGTACGCGTATTCAAGTACTCATCTGGAGTTATTAATAACGATAAGGTCGAATTTCAAACGGTATATGAATGCTTAGTATGTTATCCGGTAGAAGGCATGAAAATCGACTGCAAGGTAAAAACAATTACAAAAGCAGGTATTCACGCTCAAGTTATTGACGCAGACGGCAATACACCCATTACTATGTTTATCGCACGAGACCATCACTTTACTGATAAAATGTTTGAAAATATTAAAGAAAATAGCCAAATAAAAACCGAAGTTGTTGGTATCCGATTTGAATTAAATGACCCGTATATTTGTGCGATTGGAACATTGGACAATAATAATGGAAATGAAAATAAAGTAAAACCTGCTATACAAATTACAAAGAAGTAAGTATAATCACATTTAGTATGTAATAAATATCTATCTATTATGTATAATTCATATATAATGGCTAATTTTTTAATGTCCGCACAAGGTAGACCCAGAAGAACTGCTGCTGCTGTTGCTGCTGAGAAGGCTGCGGCTGAGAAGGCTGCGGCTGAGAAGGCTGCTGCTGAGAAGGCTGCTGCTGAGAAGGCTGCTGCTGAGAAGGCTGCTGCTGAGAAGGCTGCTGCGGA